ATATCAAAAGCATCACTTTTGTGGTGATGCCTTGAATGAATAATCAGGTTTAATTGCTGGACGCGCTATTTCCGCTTTAGTTGTATTAGTGGATTTATTTCTTATTTTTTCGTTTTCCTCATTTTGCTTATCGATATAATCTTGGATTTTTCTAAATGTGAATTTACGTAACCATATTGGCATATCATAAACATCACTCCAGGAATAACCACCATTACCATGATAAACAATTTCATGAATTTGAGAAAATACTCCTAATCTATGCTCCGGTGTTAGGCCAAAAAAAGTTAATCCCAATTGGGATATCTACACCCTCCTGTGTGTACCCATCCTTATCAACCGTAATAATTGTGTTTATGTCTGGTGTTATTTTTGAGTAATACTCGCGTAATGAGCGTGAATCTTGAGCGGTCAGAGCGGTATCGACGAACTCACGGATATCTTTAGTTTCGCGCATTCCCTCCACAGATGTTATCATATGCTTTAGGCGAGTTGTCACATCGAATGATTCATTTGGATATAATTTCTTTAGTCCCTTTAATTCCTGATCGATTTTTCTTTCATCACCATGTGTTAGTATTTTAAATGTTACTAAGTTTTTTGATTGTGGTAGAGTAAATGAAAATTCGTTTAGACCTGGAGTGATTAAAGATTCATCAATGTTTTTTTCAGTTAATGTTGTTAAATCAACTGTATAATCATCTAATTGTTTTGTTGATGAATTATAGAATTGGATTTGATATTCTTTACCATATCCTAAAATACGAGCAGCAAACAACAATGCGTTTTTATCTCCAACTAATAATGTATTAAAATCAATTGGCGATACAATTAATGCTTGTAGTAATTTATCAATTACAGTTCCATTTTGGATATAATTTGAATTCGTTAATATATCTTCATGCTTTGCAGACATATATGACATTTCAATTTCACCAGATGATAATGGATTATCTTTTGGATATAATAAACCTTTAGACGGTAAAGTGATTGTTTCGGTTGGTAATTTAAATTTGGATTCCATATAACAGTTTTATTGTGCGTATATAAATATATAAAACAAAAAACCCCTCGACAATATGACGAAGGGTTTTTAAATATTCACAATCTAATTTTTAATAATTCAATACGCAATAATCCATAGCAATTGTTAAGTCAATTGATACGGCAGTATCATTTGACCAATCATAGGCACCAAAGTTAGCAATTTTTGCATATGCTCCTTTAATAATCCATTCTGATACTACATCACCAACTGGTCCTAATACGTTTAGAACTAAATCTTTCTTGTAGAAATCTGAATACCCATCACGTCCAGTTACTGATTCGTGAGCTAAACGAGCCCACTCCATGATTGATTGAGCACCTGAAGGTGTTACTGGATCGTATAATGTCATAGATATATCTTCCCATCTTACTTTACCTTTAACTTTACGGTAAGTATTGATGTGGTCTAATATGATTTCACCAGCATTAAATGATGGAGAAGCTACTGATTTTACTAAATATGATGGGATGCCATCTATATACATTATGAAACGGTTTTGAACTTTTGGTTCAAAAGCGGTGAACATAATTTCTGAAGGATCTAATACTGCCATTTGTTATATATTGTTTATTATAAATATCAATTATTTAAATTTTTTATTATGCTGGGAAAGCAGCTCCAGTTGGCTGAAGTGTGAAATCCAAGATAATAAATTCAGCAGTTTTAGTAGGTTGAACATAAATTTGACCAACTAATTGGTTTCTGTCGATTACATCTGCTGAGTTATTTGTTTCATCCATTATTACTTTATAAGCATATAATCCTTGTTTTGAAACGATTTGTTCCATATATGGATTAACTACTGATAAGAAACGATTACGAGTTACTGTTGTATTTTGTTCAAATACTAATTGGCGAGAAACCGAAGTAACGAAACGCTTCAAGTTAATCAACAAACGACGAACATTTACGCGATCTAATGATGTAGCGCGTTTTTGGAATGTTTTTTGTCCAAATGCTACAACACCTTCACCTGGGAATGTTGCTAATGGGTTAACGTTTGCTGCATATAAATCATCGCGATCAGTTGCAGATAAACGTTTTTCTGCTCTTATTACAGATCCGATACCACCACGATTTAAACCTGCTGGAGCAAACCATTCAGCACCTACAGCATCATTAAATGCATACACACCTGCCATTACTACTGATGGTGGGCACCATACTGGACGGCCTAAATTAGCGCTTTGAACTTGAACCCATGGCCAATATCCAGCACCATAATTTGAAGTTGAACCAGCAGCTGCTGATATTGCATTTGCTTTAGTATCTCCGTAAGCAACTAAGTCAGCAATTGCGAATGCATCACCTCTATCTTCTGCTGTTGTAATCCCATTTCCACTAGAAATATCATCATCAGCACCTAAAAATAAACCTGGGGTTAATAATATATTAAAATCATATTCGTCTTTATTTGTTAATAAAGTTAATGCTGTTGTATAATCGGTATCAATAAATCCTTGAGCATTTGTAGCTGCTGTTGTAATTGCATCAAAAAATGCAGCATTACCTAAATTAGTTGCAGCAACACCACCAGCAAACGCACCTCCGATTGAACCAGAACCTACAGATGGTAATGAACTTGAATATGCAGTAACTTTAAATGCACCTTCATTATCGAATGAATCAGCATGTAAAGTAGCAATTGAAGCAACACGAACATATTGAGAACCACCTGCAAATGATCCAGTTAATTGCACATAAGCGGCTTCAGCACCAGCTGCAGCTACATATACTGGTTTTTCATCACCAATTTGGCGAGAAATAAAATTAGCTTGTTGTGGATCTAATGATAAATTAGACCATGTCTCTAATATGTTTTTATTTGAGTTAGTGTCATCACCTCTACGAATAACTAAAGTAAATATACCTTTTGTTAAATCGGTATTTGTTACTTCCCAACGGATGTTTGATGCAGATCCAGTACCTAAAGCACCTGCAGATGTCATTGAACCTGAGTTATTAGCTTCAGCTCCGTAATTTTTAACTTCTAAAGTAAATGAAGCAGAAGCTGCAATATTTGCTGTAGAACCAGAAAATGGAACATATGCTTGAGCGTATGTGTTATAAGCAGATCCTGAGATAATACGAGTTACTAATAATGAATTTCCTCCACCAGAGAAGTATTCCTTAGCAGCTAATGAAGTTAAATATTCGTAGTATTGGCTTCCTGATTTAAAAGTTTCACCAAATTGAGATTGGTATTCTGAATATGAGGTAACTACTGTAGGAACTAATGGACGGCCTTTAACCGTTGGTCCAACGATTGCAGCTCCAGTTACAACAGGTCCTCTTGAAACTAATGATTGATCACTTTCGCGAGCAAATACATTAGGTGATATAATTTTTTCTGCCATTGCTATTTAATGATTATAATTTGGGTATTTCTACAATAAATATATAGACAGTATATAAAAACGAAAGGCGAACTATGAAAGTTCGCCTGTTTCAAAATTTATATTATTGTCCGGGTACGTTGATTTAAATTTATCTAATAAATCGTTTTCCTTTTGCTGTAGAGTTTTTAAACTAGAATAGAAATTAACTAATTCTGTTTTAACATTATCTAATTGTGATTGAATATTGTGTTCTGCTATAGATAATTCTCCAATTTGGTATGTTACTAATTGAAAATCTTTCTGTAGTTGTTGTACTTGCTCTAATTCTTCTTCGGTTATTTTTGTTGCTTTGATCATAATTTTATTTTATACGGGCCAATAATGCATTGGACATGCTTTTTCTACTGGTGAGTATACTTTACCTTTTAATGGACATCCACATTTTCCACAATAATAAAAATCAGCTATATCATTATGTTTTATAAAAGGACATTCATTACATATAGCAATGCGTTGATCAGCTTTTTGTTGTTGTTCTTCTGAAGGATTAAATCCTATAATCCAAGATTTAGCAATTTCTTCAAATTTATTCATTACTTTACTTCTTCAACTGATGGTTGTTCAATTAGATGTTTAAATACTAGAACATAATTATCTTTAGTTTCAATTTTATCTAAATTAGACAATTGAATTTGAGGTAATTTAATGTCTTTTTCTTGATTTAACAACTCACCATATTCATCATTAAAAGCAATATATGCTGGATTAATGTCTTTAACTGGTTCTCCATTGTCATCTATTTTTTTAGTTTCAATGACCATTGAAATACCTACATTACCGTTTTCATCTTCAGTACCGTGCTTTTTAATTAACTCATCACGTAATGCATCAATTGTTTTCTTTTCGGCTGATAAATTCGAAAGTAAAATGTTTAAATGGTATTTAGTTACTACTGGTAGTTTTTGATTTAATAATCCTTCGATGATTTTCTCACCTGTTTGAGGATTTGTAGCGCCTGCTAATTCGGCTTCTAAATTTAGTAATTCGAATAATTTTAATGATTGAGTTTTCATTTTATAACTTTGTTATTTATTATAAATATAATTTTTTGATTTTTTTGTAGTTTTTGTTATTGATTTAATGGTATTTAAGACATCTTTATCTACCAAATCTGGATGTATCCACCAATCTTCAAATGAAGACTTACCATCTGTAGATATATCATTTACAATTAATTCATATCCTTTAGATTTTAAATATTTTCTTGACTTATCACGATATGATTTTGTTTCATCACAATAATGATCGTGTTCGTATGTTATTACTGTAAATCGATATTTTTCAAATGGGATTTGTAGTAAGGCTTCAAATGTATTACGAGGTGGCTCACAATCTAATTGCAAATAATCCCAATCATTTCCCCAATTTGTATCACTTAATATTTTATCATAATTAGCAACCGTAGCATCTTGTAATAAACAAAAATTATCTCTTATACCGTTAAACTTGTTTACTAAATTACTGTCAATTTCTAATGATACTCCTTTCCAATTAAAGTCCTTTTCTAAAATGTAAGTATTAGAATGAACAATAGGTTCGTGTGCACCAATTTCTAAATACTTTCCATTTGTTTTTCCGTTCAATGCCATTAATACAAACATATCTTGAAAAACTTGAGATTGATTATTTTTTATTTTTTCTACTCCGTTAAATTTAAATCTTAAGTCATCTAATTTTGTAGAATCATAATATGATGGTTTTGCCCAATCTCCATTTCCCCATAAAAATGTAAGATTATTTTTTACTGAGTCAACATGGGTTTGAAGCATTGATTCATTATGATGTAAATCTAAAAATAAATTTAAAGATTCATCTACACGTCCTATCCACCACGAACACACAGCTTTTTCGAATTTAAAACCATATTTGCCTGGGTATTCTACATCTATGTTTAATGAATGTAGGTTAAAGTGGCATACAGATTCGGCCATTGAAGCTATAGTATACGATTCTTGATGTTCTTTATTCCATTCATATAAACGTGAAAGTAAAAAATATGCTTCGGGGCGTTTTGGTGAATGAGATATAGCATGTAAGTATAATCCTTTAGTTGAAAATACACGATCAGCTTGTTTTTCTAAACACAATCCTGCTCTGAGTAATGATGCATATATTAAATCATCATCAGTACTGTATTCTGTTACTCGCAGAAAATATGTTAAAGCAGATGCTGTTTGGTTTTGATCATAATATAAATTAGCTAAATCAAATATAACTTTATCATTATACGGATCATCTATAAATTTATTTAATGCTTGTTGAATGCTCATATTCCTGCTAATGTTTTAAAATAATTTAAAGGTATATTTAGTAAATAAGCAGCATTATCTTCATATCCAAACGAAACTAATACATTATCATCTTTTATAGCTAGTCCACAACAAAATTCAATATAACCAGTCATAAAATCAAATTCATCACTTATATTTACTACATTCCAATCTTTATCCCACGTTACTATTCTATGTCGATAGGTAGCTTCTTTATTATTATTTTTATTTTGCCATAAATCAACTTCATGTGTTATTGCTGCTCGATAATCACCAATAGTTATAACTTGACTTCCACCTCGTATATCGCGTTTAATAGAATATGGCTTACCTAAAAATATCTGCTTGCACGTTTTATTAATTGGATCTACCTTAACAATTTCTGTTGGATTAGTCCATTTAACAAAATGATATGGCATATCTAAAATTGGCATCCAGTTTTTTTCACAATATGAATCGTTAGTAAATGGAGCAGGAATTCTAAATCGACTTATTTCTGTTACTTTATTATCTAGAATTTTTATTTCTGATAATTCCATTCGGCCTTCACCGTTTGTTTTTGTGTCTCGTCTTACACCACAGATATATAATTTATTATCCCATCTAACTAAACGAGCATCTTCTAAACCAACAAATTCCCACACTGGGGTTATATCATATCTTGATGTATTTATTTTATTGAATGAATCTATTGATAAATTATCATCTAATGAACAAAAATAATTAGTTGTTCTTAATGTTATATCATTTTCTGGGTTTAGGTATGCTAATGGGCCGTATCGATTTTCAAATTTACCTCTGGTATGATATAATGTATATTGTACGTGGCGTAGATTTAAAATTAATTTTCCACCATCATTAAAAATAGATGGATTCATTAATCCAGTTCCGTTTGTATCGGGATGATAAATAATAAGGGGTATAATATTACCCCCATTTTCTATAACTTGTTTTGATAAATTTTTCATCTTATTTATAAGAATCCCCTCCCATCCATAAAACTAAACTTTTACGAGTGCCTTTAGTTATTGGTGTTACTCGATGCATCAAAAATGAGGGAAAAAATATTGCTGATCCTTGTTTGCGTTCAATTGTTTTAAATTCTCCACCGGACCAAATTTCTAAATCACCCCCTTCGTATTTGTCTGGGTTTGATAATTGAACTGAACAGCTAATTTTTCTATGATTAATACTGCTAGGTCCTATATCAACATGCCAATCATAATGACCACCACCTTCATAATAAACGGTATATTGGATAGCATCTATTACTGAATGTAAATTAAATTTCCATATTTCATTATTTGCTTCTTGGGCTAATTTACATATTTTTTCGTATACCCAAAATGATTTTTCATTATTATGTAACCACTTTATATCAGATTTCCGAATATTGTTATTTCTACCAATAATAGTTGCTTCTTGAGGTGGATATAATTCTTGTAAGTTGTTAATCCATTCTAACTCTTCAGCATTAAATGCTTCTTCAAAAATATAAGGTATAGTTTGATCAACTGATTGATCTCTAGGAAATATTAATTTATTCTCCATATAAATGTTTAATAATGATTGTTAAAGAAATACAAATCCATATTGTATTAAATAAAATTAATGTTGGTAATGATTTTCTCATTGATGCCCAAATTAATGCGGATGATGTTACTAATGTTAGAAAATGCATATACCATAATTCAATACCAAATATTAATCCAGGTACAATAATGATTGCTTTTGCCATCCATGAGCAAAATTCAATCGTATTATAATCAGTCCAGTATTTTTTATCAAAATACATTTGGTACCGATTTAATATTTTATCATAACCAATAGCAAAATATAATAAAGACAGGTAGATAACAAAAATAATTGGATAAATCATAACTTTTATTTACTATTATAACTCTAACATATATTCAATGAATACACTATGTTTTATAAATGTATGTTCATTTAATAACATGTTTACTTTAAATTTACTACGATGAATCTCCATTTCTTCTCGTCGCATATCAGACAATATAGCTTCTATACATTCAACTGCAATTTTAGGTTTGAATAATTTTAAACCAGCAAGAATTGAATACCAACTTGGAATACCATATGCTAATAATTTACGTCTTGATGTTAAAAACATCTCATCGGGCATTGTTACTTCACATTCATCTAATAGTTCTTTAACACGTTCCGGCATTTTATTTTTGTCCCTAAATTCAGTCCAAAATTTACTTGTTGATCTTTGAGTTAAATAATGAGTATAAATAAATTCCATATTTTCTCCATTTACAGAACGCATTCTTTCATTATATCGATTAATATAAAATTGATTTTTAGCAATAGCTCCTAAATTATCATCTAAGTATGAATTAAGTGCTATAATTTGAAACATCATTGATGTGGCCTCTAAAGGTTCAATAAAACCAGACGATAAACCAACTGCAATACAATTCTTTACCCATGGAGTTTCATACATGCCTGCGTCAAAGTCAAATTCTTTTCCCCATTTAATGTCAGTTCCGAATTTTTTTATTACTTCTTCTTTAGCTTCTTCAACAGTTATATAATCTGAATCAAAAACATACCCACATCCAAATCTATCTTGAATTGGTATTTTCCAAACCCAACCACATTCCATTGCTATTGATTCTGTATATGGAGGAATTTCATCTAAATCATCTAAATCCATAAAGAAACTGATAGCTTTTTTCATCGGTAAATGTTCTTTATATGATATCCATTTTGATTTGTATAACCCACCAATAATCAATCTTTTAAATCCGGAACAATCGAACACAAAATCAGATTTTATTTCTTCTCCTTTTTTAGTTACAATATATTTAATATATTCGTTTTCATCTAAAACAAAATCAACTACTTCATCATCAATGTGAACTATTTCTCGTTTAAGAGCAATTTCTTTTAAATAATTAGCTAACAATACAGCATCAAAATGGATAGCATGTGCCCCCATTTGATCTAAATGAGATCTAGCATTATCTAATTTATTGTTAATATTTTGATTTGGTGTATATTTTACTCTATTAGATTCATTGAGTTTAGAATCAATAAATACTTCATTAATATTTCTACCATAACCTATGGGTTCTAAAGCAAGAATTGGTAGCATTTGGCCAGTAATGTTATTAAATTTAAATGGATTGAAATTATCATGATTAGAAAATCCATTAAAATATGATTCTCCGTCTCCGTTCCAATCCGTAAATTCAATACCATTTTTAACAGTTGCTTTAGCATATTTAAATAAACCTTCAAATGGAATTCCTAAATGTTCTAATGCTGCCATTACATTAGGAGTAGTACCTTCACCAGCACCTAATATTCCGATATCAGAACTTGAAATTACTCTTATTTTAGTAAATGGATAGTATTTTTGAATATAAAGTGCAGTTAACCATCCTGCGGTTCCTGAACCTACTATTGTAAAGTTGTAAATTTGTGTCATAACTTATTTTTATTTTATACTTGTTGGGGGAGATTATGTGAAGTTTGAATTGGTGGGAAAATATCATTTAGTTGAAATATATCCCATTGTTGTGTTTCTTTATTCCATCTTGGAATTTCTATTGCTTCATTATAACTAGGAATTGGGATTGGGTATTCCCATAAAAATGTTGTAGTATTTAATACTACTTGATCATTTGGTTTTTTTGAATAAAACACATCATATTCCTCATCATATACACCACCTATTCTAGCATAATTTGCTCTTAATGGGGCATCCCCAAACATATGCTCATTAGCATAAGTATTATATGATGTTTGAATCCATCTTCCTTCAAAACCAATAGCGTTTAAATATTCTTCACCGCGATATTCTTCTTCATCGGGTACTTTTAATATATTAACTACAATATTATTTTCGTCTATTTTTGCAAAATGTGCCATATTATTTTACGTCGAAAATGTGCCTGAACTATTAAATGTATGATATGTGTATCCACCACCTGAAGATATACTTCCTCCATTACAAACTTGACCTCCAGCATATCTAACTCTTACAACACCTGAACCTCCACTACCATTTCTTCCAGGAGCACCAACGTGGGCTATACCACCTCCACCACCTCCAGTATTTGCTCCTCCAGGGTCTGATGATTGATATACGTTATCATAACTTCCACCATCACTTGATGCTCCTCTTCCACCGCCACCTGCGCCTCCAGGAGCAGACCAATTCCAATTCCAATTACCTCCTCCGCCTCCTCCTCCATAATAAGCACCGAAGTCATTTACGTATCTTCCAGCACCACCTTGTCCACCTCTAGGATCTCCATTACAAGCAGCTTCACCAACAGCACCAGTTCCACCACCACCACCACCACCATCTTGGCAGCCTGCATTACCTCCATTGTTTCCAAACCCACCTGGATATCCTGGTATTCCTTGTCTTCCATTATTTCCTTGGTTTCCATTTATACCACCTCCACCACCACATCCACCATTTTCTCCATATCCAAAATCTGTAGTAATATATGATCCATAACTAGATCCACCACCACCACCACCATTTAAAGAAATTCCACTAAAGTTAGAATTACCTCCATTAGTACCTTTAGAATCATCATCTACCCATCGTGAACCAGCAAATGCTCCACCACCTCCAACACCAACACTAAATGAGCTACATCTACTTACTGAGTATGATGATTGATGAAATTGACCTCCAGCACCTCCTCCTCCACCACCACCTGGCCATCCACCACCTCCACCACCACCTGCGGCTTGTACCATTAATGCAATAGTAACTGTGTTTGAGTATCCAAAAAATTCACTCATTGAATCGGATGTACCTTTTCCGGCATATGAACTTAAGGTTCTTAATGAATAAGAACTACCACAATTGATCATTTCACCTCTAATTTGGGATATTGATATTGTTCCTGAACCTTGTAATGCCATATTATTATATAATAATTAATGTATTTTATGTATAAATATTACTATTTAATAGAATACCAACCAGTTAATATGTATTTTGTTTCAGTTTCACTTATTTGACCTTTATGAGCATGTGTCCAATCTGGAGGCCATATTAGTAATTTACCAGCTTCTGCTTTTTCAATATGGTTTTGATGCATAAATTCAGTTCCACCATTTTCAACTGTATTTAAATAAATCATCCAAACAACGATACGTCTAATTCTTAAATTAGACTCACAATGCCATTTATAGAATCCATCTCCAGGGTTGTATTTTTGGATGTTGAACGCTTCGATTTGAAAAGGATCTATTAATTTTAAATATGAAAATTTATCACAATATTCCTTCACACATTCATTTGATATTGTAATTGTTTCACCTAATACATCTCCCCAAACTTTCATCATTTCTGGGTCGTTTAAGGAATCACTGGCGAATGATAGATCGATTGATTTTTTAGCTTCTGAATTTATTCCATTTCCTAATATTCCGGGGAATGTATTTTTGGAATTATTAAATTTTTCAATTATATTATTACATAAATCTAAAGATAATGCATTTTCTTTTCTATATATAAATTCCATAGATTATAATGATTTAATTAATTCAATTATAACTTTATTATCTATTGAAGTATTCATAGCTTGTTTTATATTATAATTATATGTATTCATCCAATTTTGAAAATCTTCATCTAATTTATATATTTGGTTTTCTTTTTTAAATACTTCTAGTGGAATCAGATTATCGTTAGTACCTAAACCTACTTCAATATAACTAATATTAGGGAAAGTAACAATTTTATCTTGATCAAAAATATTTGGAGTCCTATGTTTCCATATTTTTAATTTTTTATCTAATGATTTAGGTATTATTGTAGTAGATTGGTAGTCTTTCCAAAAATTAGTATCGTTTCTTTCAGTTAAATAATGATAATATAAAAAATTTAAAATTGAATCGTTAAATCCACCCATATAATCATTATATTCATCTTTAAAATGATGAGTAGTATTAGAAATATTTAATTTAGTTAAATTATATAATTGAGTCATAACAGTCCATATAGAAGTAGCCTCAATTGGTTCTGTAAATCCAGCACTTAATCCAAGGGCAATACAATTTTTTACCCAAACATTTTTATATCGTCCGGCTTCAAATTCTATTACTTTATTAATTTTAATTTCTTGATTTAAATATTCTTCAACTTCTTTTTTAGCTTCATCTACTGAAGTGTAGTTAGAATCAAAATTATATCCACACCCATATCTATCCTGTAATGGTATTTTCCACATCCACCCATATTTCATTGCAATTGCTTGTGTGTATGGTTTAATGTGGTCGGTTTCTTGGGGGAGGAAAAACGGTATAGCTGTATTAATCTTTAATTGGTCTTTATACGATACCCATTCTGTGTTGAAATGTTTACCAATTATTAATCTATTAAATCCGGTACAGTCAAATACAAAGTCTAAATTATATATTTGATTATTTACTTTAATTCCTTTAATTGATCCATCTTCATTAGAAATTATTTCTTCAACTTTACCTTCAATACGTTTTACACCACGTTGTTCTGCTTTCTTTCGTAAGAATAAAGCCATTAATTTAGCATCAAAATGGTATGAATAATTTATAATCTTTTTAAATTCTTTACCCTCAGAAAGATATGGGGATTTATTACCATATGATAATAAGTGGGTTATTAAACTGTTATCTAATTTTTTATTATTAGCTATAAGATTTGTAATTGTATAGTGGGTTGAATTAGATGATAAACCAACATTCAAAACACTTCCTGATTTAACTATTTTATCAAAATCTAACATTGGTTCTTCAACTGCAAAACCATGCATATATTTATCTCCTATTCCTCTCCAATTTTCAAAACTAATACCTGATTTAAAAGTAGCATTAGTTTCTTTAATTATTTCTTCCTCACTGATTCCTAAGTTATATAAAAAATATGGGAATACAGGGACTGAACCTTCACCAGCACCTAAAATACCAATTTCTTCACTTTCAATAAGTGTTATATTATAATCAGGAGAAATTCTATTTAAATAAAGAGCAGTTAACCAACCAGCAGTTCCTCCTCCTACAATAATTAAATTCATAACCTTTTATTTATTTATTTAAAGATAATTAAGAAACTACTGAAGTCCAGGGAAGTGGAAGTTGGTATTCAGAATAATGTGTGTTATTTTCGATTTGGTTTTCTATAATAGGTTTAAGGGTATTTACATCTATATTAATTTCTAACCAAGATATTATAGTATCTCGAGTTAATTCATTATATGAAATAAAATTTTCAATGTTAGGTGAAGTTAAGTCTTTTTTTCCAGAAACAAACCCTTCAATGTGATTTTCATTTATTCCTCTGTAAACCCAACTTATTGCATTTACAATATTATTTAAACTCCCTGACTCTTGAGTTAAATGAAGGTTCATTATCTCCCATTGATATGTAATAGCCATATTATTCTATATTAATGTGTTTTTTAATTTTATCTACTTCTTTAGATAATTCTTTAATTGCTTCAATTAATAATGGAACAATTTTATCATATTTAACCGTTAAATAATTTTCACCTGATTTAGAAACGGTTGTACCATCTTCTAATGTGTCAAAATCAAATGGTGCTAATGATACAACTTCAGGTAGTACAGATTGTATTTCTTGTGCTGAAACCCCAACTTGTAATTTAGAATCGTTATATCCAAAAGTTTTTGCTAAATCATTATTAATATAATAGAAACCATTTAATTTATTTACTTTATCTAAAGCATCATTAATTGGTCCTTTATTTTCTTTTAGTCGTTGATCTGAGTAATACGCAGTTATATCACTGGTTGCAGCAATTTGATTTGGGACATAAAACGCTTTACCATTATATATCCTAACCCATGTATTATCTTCCATAAAGATACCACCAGTATATGTTTGATTATACCACCCCGAAGTACCATTACTTCTAAACCAGTTATTTGTATAAACCGTATCAAATGTTGGACCATTGTTGGTATTAACATACTGATTCATTGCGGTTGCATACACATTTGATGTACCTGAAGGTCCTGTTGGTCCAGTTGGACCTGTTGGACCAGGACTACCTGTTCCTGTAGTACCCTGAGCACCTGTTGTTCCTTGTCTACCTTGTATACCTTGAGCACCTTGAGTACCAGCAGCACCTTGAGCACCAGCTGGGCCTGTTGGACCAGTAGTACCAGTTGCACCTTGGGCTCCGGTTGGACCTGTAGGGCCTGTTGTACCAGTAGCACCTTGAGCGCCAGTAGGACCAGTAGGACCAGTAGTTCCTGTAGCGCCTTGAGATCCTGCTGGTCCTGGAGATCCAGTTGTACCAGTTGCACCTTGAGACCCAGTTGGACCAGTTGGTCCTGTAGGACCTAATGGACCTGTTGGGCCTAATGGTCCTGTATTACCTGTGGTTCCTGTTGTACCCTGAGCACCAGCTGGACCAGTAGGACCTGGTGATCCTGTAGTTCCTGTTGTACCTTGAGCTCCCGCTGGTCCTGTTGGACCTAATGGTCCTGTTGGACCTGTAGTTCCAGTAGTACCTTGTGAGCCAGTTGGTCCTGCGGGCCCAGTAGTACCTTGAGATCCAGTTGGTCCTGTGGTACCTGTAGCACCTTGTGAGCCAGTTGGTCCTGTAGGACCTGTTAAACCAGTTGGTCCTGTATTACCTGTTGTACCTGTAGCGCCTTGGGTACCAGTTGGTCCAGTTGGTCCAGTAGTACCTTGTGAGCCAGTTGGACCTGTGGTACCTGTAGCACCTTGGGTACCATTTGTTCCTTGAGTACCATTTGTACCTTGCGCTCCAGTTGATCCTTGTGCACCAGTTGCACCTTGGGCAATTGGAGAACCATTAAGTAAGAATGAACCTGATACATTTAATGAACCAGTAAGTGATGTTGATCCGGTTACATTTAAAGATCCGGTTAGTATTAATGAATCAGCATTTGATGAAAATAATGTTGTACCTGCCCCACCTATAAAATCAGCTGAGCCACTTACTACTAATGATCCTGTTATACCAACTGAACCGGTAAATTGGTGAGTGTTTGCAAGTAGTGATCCATTTCTAGTAGAACCAGTAATGAATTCAATTGATGAAGTTATAGTTTGAGCTACTATTGTTTGGGCAGTTAATGTGCCTCGTACAGTAAAGTTATCAGCTGATGATGCCGTTGCCGCAAACGATGCACTAACCGCATTTGATGCAGTTCCGTTTAAAATACCTGGTGTATTAGAAGCAAACGAAGCACTCACAGCATTTAAAACATATGATGCTGTTTGAGCGTTTGATGCAGATACTGCGTTTAAAACATATGATGCAGTAGCAACAGACATTGATGACGTCTGATTCGATAAAATTACATTCGAACCATTTACTGCTAATGATCCAGTTATATCAACTGATCCAGTAAACTGATGTGTATTAGTAGATAACGACCCATTACGAGTTGATCCAGTAACAAATTCAATTGATGAAGTTACAGTTTGTACTACTAATGTTTGAGCGGTAATAGTACCATTTGATGTAATTGAACCTGATACATTAATAGATCCGGTAACAATAGTATTACCATTTAATCGAGTTGAGCCGGATACATCTAATCTAAAACCATTATCAGTTGTATTATTTGAATACCCAATTAAAATATTATTTGTAGATTCAATTATTTTAAGAGAATCTTGACTTAAACCTTCATTATAAATAAAAAATCTATTTCCAGCAGGTGAAGCTTGAGTATATCCAAATTGAAACTTAGATGCATTCGATACCTTAAAGTCAAAATATTGATTATTATTATTTGCTCCATTAGCATTTAAAGCAACAATTGGAACAGTTGTTGATGTTCCATTAATAGTTAAATTGCTATTCACACTTAATGATCCAGTTATTAAAACTGATCCAGTAAATTCATGTGTGTTTGTTGATAATGATCCATTACGGGTAGATCCGGTATTAAATTCGATGGATGATGTTATAGTCTGAACATTAATTGTTTGTGCAGTTAATGTACCTCTAACTAAGAAATTATCAGCTGATGATGCCGTAGCGGCATTTGAAGCAGATACAGCGTTTGTAGCAGATCCAGATAGCGATCCAGTAAATGAAGTAGCAAATACGTTACCGTTTACTTGTAGAGTACCTAATGTTGGTGTTGTTGTTCCAATACCTACATTACCACTTGCACTAACGTATAATGCATTTATAGCGGCGGCACCATCTACTTCAAATACACCGCCTGTAGTACCTGAAACGTGGAGGCGAGCTGTAGGTGATGTAATTCCAATACCTATGTTACCATTAGGATATAAAATTGTTAATCTTGGTATTGTTCCTGCTTCTAAAATTTGAAAATTATCATTAACAGATGATAAATTATAATAATAATTTGTAGCACTTTGTAATCTAATGTATCTATTAGCATTTCCCGATAACATTATGTTACCATTTATATTTAACGCCTCTACTGCGGATGCACCATTTACATTTACAACACTACTAAATACACCTGATCCGGTTACAATTAAATTACCATTAACATCTAATTTAGTGTTTGGTGATGTTGTTCCAATACCCACATTACCCATAAAGGCGGCTGTTGATCCAGTTTGAAATAACGATCCAGTAAATTGATGCGTGTTTGCTAATAACGACCCATTACGAGTTGATCCAGTAATAAATTCAATCGATGAAGTTATTGTTTGTGCAACTATAGTTTGTGCTGTTAATGTGCCTCGTACAGTTAAATTATCGGCTGATGAGGCTGTAGCAGCGTATGATGCTGAAATAGCATTTGATGCTGTAGCAGCAAACGATGCAGTACCATTAGATACACCAGCAACAAATGATGCAGTTGCAGCATATGATGATGATATTGGTGTTCCGTTTATCCATGTACCAGTACTATAAATTAGTGCTTGGCCGTTTGATGGTGATGAAATATTTACATCAGATAAATCATTTAAATCAGATACAGCAGTAGTAGCTCCACCAGATCCCCCAACTGAATTTCTAAATAGGCCAGCTTGAATAATAGCATTTGTTGTATCACCAACTGATAAATCATCGTTAGCTGCTCCTCCTTTCATTACTAAATAACCAGCAAACACATATGCGTTTTTAGTTACTTCACTTTCAACAAAATCATCTACTGATACAGATTGAACTGCATTTAAATAAGTAGAATAAATTGCTTGTCCATAATAAACGTGTGATCTGCCTGTTATTGGGTTTACAAATACACGTTGAATAGACCAGTTTCCACTACCTACTGTAGCTAATGTTCCATCTCCATCATCATAAACTAATGGATTTACAGTAGTATAATATGCTCCTCCATTATTATCGAATAAAAATCCAGAACCTGAACGGTGTATTCTGATGATACTTGATGTTACATATGTGTTAGAATTATATGTACTTGGTAAATCAGGTGTGTTTTGATAATATCCACCTAAATTAAATGCTGTTCCTGATCCAATATTAAGACTTAAATTACCAACTTGTGGTGTGATTGTAAATCCACTCATTTTTAATGGACCAAACGCACGTGTGAATTCTCCTAATTGTTGAGGAAGATCATATGATGTTAGCATATTATTTCCTACACCAGTAATTAACGAACCTGTAGCTCCATAATGCGATATTCTACCTACTGGTAAAGCATCATGATACTGTTCAGGAGTAAAAAATGAAGTTTGTTGTTGGAGATTACCACTAGCATCAATAAAAACATAGGTGTTTTGAGAACCTGTATTTGCAATACTATGGGTTGAAGCTGCCCAATTAACATAAGTTATTGTAGGTGATATTTCTGAACCTGTACTAGCATTATGATTTACTATAATACCTGAACCTGATGATATGTAAAAATAACTTGATGAATATGTTAAAATACCACCATATAGTATACCAGTATTTAATACTCCTTCGAACCATTTAAATTTAACATTATTTAAACCTTGTCTATAGTATAAATCAAATCCAGTATCAGTTTTTGATGCTGATGTAAATA